GTCCTCATATCAATCGAATTTATGGTCTCAGTGACCGTACTTTCAGTTTCAGTGTGACTCGTCATCGAGCCCTGCTGAAAATTTGGTACCACAGGCACTGCATGTGCAGCAGTGCCTCCGAAACTAAGCAGTAGTAGTACTAAAACTCGTTTCATTATGTATCACTCCTAGCGTATGGTGACTTCTGTGACGAATTGTCCCGTAGCCGAGGTGCCCGAACCTCCAGCTGTTAGAGCCATGGCACCAGCACTACTAATAGTTCCAGCCAAGGAACCAGCGGTACCAGGGGCAGTCGATACTGTATTACTATAACCATTTACGTCACCTACATCAGCAGCAGTGGTAACTATACTGTCACCCATACTTATTGATTGTGTGAAGCTATATGCATTTCCTTGGGTTGTTTGTGCTACATCAGGCAGTGCAAAAGTTGCTGCACCTGCTGCACTGACAGCAGATATGCCACCTAAATCACTGGTAGCACTACCACCTGACGGTGTAATAGTTGTTGAGACACCAGACCCACTGGTGCTATATGTATTTGCTGCTCTAGAAACTGAAGTATAGCCCGCATCCACTTGGAGTTGTGTCGAGCTACTAAGTCTATGAGTCAGATCGGCACGTGCTGCGGTGCCACTCATCAAAATCATTCCAAAAAGCAATAGTGCTTTTTTCATTTACTCTAAGTAGAAGTACTTCTATTTAGCAAAAACCGTATGTAACAAATGTACTATTTCATATAAATAGATGTGGTTGCCTTCGGGGACCACAATTTAACACTCGCTTTTAAAGGAGAACTATTATGTCTAACATACAGAGATACCGTGCAGCTGATTTACCTCAGTTGATGGACAAGATTTTTACTAACTCGCTAGGGTTGGATGATTACTTCGAGAACTTCAATGCAATAGAAGCTCAGAATTATCCACCCTTTAATATTGTACACGTGAATAATCATGAGTCTAGATTAGAAGTAGCACTAGCAGGTTTCGCAAAGGAGGAAGTCAATGTCTACACAGAGTATGGAAAACTTCATATCGAAGGAACCAAATCTGAACCCGACGAGGAAGAGACGTTTATCCACAGGGGATTGGCTAAGCGAACTTTCAAAAGGTCGTGGACAATCGCAGAAGACACCCACGTCACAGACGTTACCTTCAACAACGGACTCCTCGTTGTCAAGTTAGGTAAGGTAGTACCTGAGCACCATGCTCGTAAGGATTACCTATCATGAAGAAGGCAGGTGATGTGATGATGCACCCATTGTGGTGCATCCCAGTTGGGTTGTTGCTTACAACCACTACCATACAAGCTATGCACACTGCTACACACTGGCATATGCAAATCGATGCTGATGCCTATTGTAGAAACAATGCTGAATGGATAGAGAGTAACACACAATCATATGATGAAGATGATTACTAGCATATATAATACACAACTGAAGAGACCTGATGGGTCTCTTTTTTTATGGGCAAGACAATGCAAAAATGGTTAGGAATTAGTTTAGGTGCAGTCTTTGGACTGTGCCACGTAGGTATGATAGGGTTACTAGCAACTAGGCAATCCTCTAAGTTACCTTCTTTCAATCCCCCAGTAGGGGATTATACATCTTATCGTATCTCAGCAAATGAGAGTGGATATGATATCAGTTACCAAGCAAATGATCCCAAGACGATGGTCATTACTAAGGACATCAAGCAGAAGGGTGGTTTCTTAGGACTAGCAAACAATACAACTCAAGTTGTTGAGGAGTATGTCATGGATGGTAAGACCAATCAGGGTGGACCTGTATCTAACAAGAGATCATGGCAAGATCCATCTACAATAGTAAAAGGTGGTAGTGGTGAAGTATCTGATAAGACTGTCGCCTGCATCGAAGCAGTCGGTGGTGGTAAACAGACAGGAAGACTTGTAGGCACTAGCGTTGGTGCTGCTGCTGCCCCTGCTGTATCAGGTATACCATTCGTAGGATGGTTGGCTGCTGGATGGGTAGCAATGTTTGGTGGCAATCAAGGTGCTGAACTTGGTGGCAACATGGCTTCAGAATTAAATGAAAACTGCTAGTATAAACTATGAACATGTATGTAAACCTGTGCTCAAGCACTAACGAAAAGAGAGATACCTTGACAGTTGATATCCCACCAGTGTATACTGATGAGTTCAACCAGATGGTACACATCCTTGCTGAAGAAAAGAATATCTCTGCTCGACGTGCCTTCGTTGACATGGTAAAATTCACATTCGATAACTTAATGGAGAGAGATTATGAGCGTAAAGGTCGTAAGAATGCAAAACGGGGAGGACGTAGTAGCTGATGTAAAGGAGATCCGTCCTGAGTCAGGTAAGTCTGCCATTGCATACGAGTTCCTTGATGCAATGGTTGTAACTATCCTCAGAACAACTGAGGATATGTTTGAGGAGAAAACAGAGATGGAGTCATTAGGTGACATTCAATTAGAATTTTTTCCTTGGTCACCATTAGGTACAGGCCGAAACATTGTTACCCTATATTCAGTGGTATCAATATCTGATCCTCATACTAACGTATCAGAGGGTTGGCAACAGGCAATAGAGAAATACAAATCATTAAAGAAAGAAGATGCTAAAATTGATCATTCTGAAACACCACCCGACAACCTATTTGCTGGGTAAGATTACAGAGATGGATGAGGAGCCTAGTCTTCTCATTGAGAATTGTTACTACGTGACACCAGAGTGTGACCTAGAGGAGTACCCCTTACATAGCAGTCAACGTGACATCTTCTTGACATCTGATGATGTTATGACTATAATGGATCCATCCTTGACGGTAACCAAGTTGTACGAAGAAGCAGTTAAAAGTGAGTGATTTCTATACTAACCTTACATTAATAGGTGATGATGTCCTCTACCGTGGGTATGAGGATGGTAAACCTGTGCAGTATAGAGAGAGGACAAAGCCAGTAATGTATCTGGTACCAGGTGCTCAGAAGAAACCTTCCAAGTATAAGACCTTGGATGGTAGGATGGCATACCCGAAGCAATTCGATGGTGCTAGAGAGGCACGTAACTTCCTTAAACAGTATGAAAATGCTGCTGGTTTAGAAGTGCATGGGTATGAGAGATTTCTCTATCAACATATTGCTCAGAAGTTTACTTCTGATGTAGATTATGACATGACTAAGATGAAGATCTATACGATTGACATTGAGGTCGCATGTGAGAATGGTTTCCCTGATGTAGAAGCATCTGCTGAGGAGATGCTATGCATTACCATCAAGGATTTCAATACTAAAAAGATTGTCACGTGGGGTACACGTGAGTATCAATCTAAGCACGAGTATCGTGTCTTCTGGACTGAAGCAGAGATGCTTGAGGACTTTGTAGCATGGTGGGTAGAGAATACACCTGACATTATTACAGGATGGAATTGTAACCTCTATGACATACCATACATATGCCGTAGGGTCGAGAAGATATTAGGTGAGAAGTGGAAGAAGTCTCTGTCTCCTTGGAAGAGAGTATATGACAGGGAGATTGTCATTCAAGGACGTACTAACATTGCTTATGATATCACTGGTGTTAACATCCTTGACTATCTTGATCTCTATAAGAAGTTTACTTACACCAACCAAGAATCATATAGACTAGATCATATTGCTATGGTTGAGTTGGATGATAAGAAGTTGGATCACAGTGAGTATGAAAACTTTAAGGATTTCTATACTAATGATTGGGATCGTTTCGTAGAATACAACATACATGACGTTGATCTTGTTGACCAACTGGAAGACAAGATGAAACTGATTGAGTTGTGTGTTGCTATGGCATATGATGCTAAGGTTAATTTCACAGATGTGTATTCACAGGTGAGAGTCTGGGACACACTGATATATAATGACTTAAGTAAGATCAATGTGGTAGTACCACCTAAAAGTAAAACAAAGAAAGATGACAAGTACGCAGGAGCATATGTCAAGGAGCCTAAACCAGGTATCTACGATTGGGTTGTTAGTTTTGACCTTAACAGTCTGTATCCTCACCTCATCATGCAGTATAATATCTCCCCAGAAACCCTTGTTGAGAGACGACATCCAACTGCCACAGTTGAAGGACTGCTCAATAGAAAAGTACGAATCGATGGAGATTATGCAGTGTGTGCCAATGGAGCACAATATCGTAAAGACATCCACGGATTCCTACCTCAGATGATGCAACGCATCTATGATGAAAGGACAATCTATAAAAAGAAAATGCTTAAGGCAAAGCAAGAGTATGAAAAGCAACCCACCGACCAACTCAGACGAGACATTGCTAAGTTTAATAATGTCCAGATGGCAAGAAAGATCCAACTTAACTCTGCCTACGGTGCTATCGGTAACCAATACTTCAGGTACTACAATCTTGCGAACGCTGAAGCGATCACCTTGTCAGGACAAGTAGCAATCCGATGGATTGAAAACAAAGTAAACGATTATTTAAACAAAGTATTAAAAACAGAGGACACAGATTATGTTATTGCTAGTGATACCGATTCTATTTACCTTAATCTTGGTCCTCTGGTACAAGCTGTATTCCCCAGTGGAGAGAAGGACGATCAGAGTACACTTAGTTTCCTTAAAAAGGTGTGCGATGTGGAACTTGATCGCTATATTGAGAGTGCTTATAAAGAAATGGCAACCTATGTAAATGCATATGATCAGAAGATGGTCATGAAGCGTGAGAATATAGCAAACAAAGGTATATGGACAGCGAAGAAGAGGTATATACTCAACGTATGGAATAGTGAGGGTGTCCAGTATGACAAACCCAAACTAAAGATGATGGGTATTGAAGCTGTTAAGTCTTCAACACCAGCACCATGTCGCACTGCCATTAAGGA